GGTAGATGGTTATAAGCAACTGTTCGAATATGTTGGAATATTGCTTCTTTTAAGTCTGGGGAGCTAAAGGGCATATTTTATCTATTATCAATATAAATTATTACGTGTTGGTAGTATTCAAGGAAATGTTCATTCCATAAATCCCAATTAATTGAATGCCCATCAACTGAAAAGCATTGGTAGTTTTTGAATATTCTTAGGTATGTATCTCTAAATTCTCTAAACTTTTGATTTAATTCAGGATTACCTAAGTGCCACTCACCTACTATTTTTTTAACATTTTGTTTTATCCAAACTAAATTTTCAGGAGTAAATATAGCATATTCTCCTCCTTCACAATCTGTTTTGAGGAAATCAATACGATCTAAATTGTACTGATTAATTAATGTTTGGAAAGATATTCCATAACTTTCAACAAATATATCTTCATCACCATATATAGTATTGGAATGAATTATATCATCAGTGTAAGTAATAGATTTATTTAAACATGTAACTTTCCCGTGTTGAGTATTTTCTACTAATGTATGAAATTGTTTTACTCCAGGTTCAATACAAATAACATGTTTAGGATTATTTGGGATAATTGAATAAGCAAATGGTCCTACACTAGCACCCACGTCTAAAACAACGTCTCCTTCTTCAACTGTAAATAGTTTTTCGTAGATTTTATTTTGAAAAATTTCTTCTTCAACTACATCTTTAAACCATTCCGGAGAATTATCCCATTTAAAATCCTTCATGATATTTATTTTTTCCATTTACCTTTCATTACTAACATAGCAATAATACCATAGTTAGCAATATCAATAAAACTATCAATCATTGGTTCGTCTTGAACATAATTACGACCTTTGCGTTTTAACATGTTTTTCAAGCGATTTATCTTGTCGTTACAACGCAACCAAACACCAGTCAATGAAAGTTGTATATCATCTGAGTCCTCAAGTGTAGACCCTAAAGCAATATTTCCAAGACCATAATCCATCATTTTACGAGCAAACAACTCATATTGTTGTTGTTGGGTTTCCTTCCAAGCTTCAGCTAATGATGGGTATTCTTTTTCAAAATCAGCAACTGCTTTGTTAGCTCCTGTAGGATCAGAATCTGGGTACATTTGTGGGGCACGTGTTAATCCCCAAATATCTGCGTTTTTTGTCATATAACTAATTCTTTTAATAACTTTTTAATTTCCTTTTCATTGACACCTCTTCGTTCTAACAAATGGTATACGCCTTCTTTTCGGATAATATACGTATACTCTTCTGCTTCTCCAAGAGAAATTGAATAAAAGTCAGCAATGTGTTCAAGTACAGCTTCTGATGTTTTTTTCTTGGTTGATTTGACATACTTCAGGAACATTTTTTTCTTAGGAATCATAGATTTATATGTGTTATATATTTGTTTCTTTTCAGTATAAGGGAATGTTTGAACGACATTTGTGATATCAATATATCCCTCATACATACTTAAAAATCTATGAATCATGTAAGAATTGAACGATTCTTGTTGATTTTCTGTAAAATCTTCCCAAGGTTTTTTATCGTAAGTAATCTGATTTAACCAATCAAATATTGTCATCGCTGAACTCATCTCTTAGTTCTTTAGGCAACAATTCTACCAATACTTTACCTGTTACTACATCATAAAATACTGGAACTGGGATGACTCCATCTTCAGCTGTGCCTGTTACAAAACGAGATACTTTACGTAAAATAACTCCTTCTGAGAATACTTGATTACCCTCAGGTGAGGTAATTGCTTTTGTGTTTTTAATGTCAATATTGACATTCATTTGTGGTTTTTGATTCATAACTATTGTGTTTTTGTTTTTTTATATTCTATAAAATCTTGGATAAATCCAGCTGCTACAATTAAATTCATTCCTAACGACATTATTACTTCATGTATATCCGCGTATATATTTGTCATTAAATGAATATGACCTATTGTCCAAAATGGTATCGCAAGGTTATTTGAAACCCATGATAACGTATATTTTACGAAATGTTTCATAGTACTTGTGGTTTTGAACATTCAATCAAACGACTAATTAAAGCCATACAATTAATTTCTTTATCGATTCTGAAGTTGGATTGGTAAGTGTATTCGTTAATATAAATTGAAACCATTCCTTCATTACCGGAAGCATAAGCACTTGAGTTATCATATAAGTATCTATATAATTCCTCGAAATCACTTACATTAGCATCAGCAATAATTTGTCTGATATTTCTCCAATTTGGGGATTTTTGTTGTAGTTCTTTTACAACTTGAGACATATAACTACTGGAAACAAGTAATGATTTATCTAATTTAATTTCATCCCCGTCAACACTCATTTGCAATGTATTTAACATTTTACGAATGTCAGGATAAAATTGATTAATTACTGATTTTAAATCATCGGCTCCCATTCCAACATTCTCTTGTTTAAGGATGTCTACAACATGGTAAGCAATCTCTTGTTTTGAAGGTGGTACAATTTTAAGTACCTGGCAACGTGATTGGAGGGGATCAATAATGCGTTCAACATAATTACAAGTCAAAATAAATCTTGTAGTACGTGAAAATGTTTCAATTATATTTCGAAGTGATGCTTGTGCTTGTATAGTAAGGAAATCACTCTCATCTAAGATGATAACTTTAAGCGGTTTGAAAGAAGCAACTGATGCGAAACCTTGTACTTTATCTCTAATAGTTTCAATACCACGCTCATCGGAAGCATTAATGTAGATATAATCACAATCAAGATTATTGACAATAAGTTTAGCAAGAGTAGTTTTACCGGTTCCAGCAGGACCATAAAATATAAAATTCTGAATATCGTTTTGGTTTAGATATTGTTGAATTGTTTTTTTAATGGTTTCATTCCCTACATAGTCTTCCAGTGTTTGACTTCTATATTTTTCAACCCATAGTGTATGTTCTTTTCTACTCATTATTCCCCGTATAAATTAAATGTTTTTTGCTTCGGTTGTAGTACTTCTACTTCCTCCGTTGTGATAATATACAACATTCCTTTTAAGGGTTCAAGTCTAAATGCTTCAGGTTTTACCTTAGCATTCATATAATAAGCATTTAAAGCATCTGTAAGTGAAGTTTGGACTTCATTTACTCCAACTACATTCCATTGATCTCCAGGTGGTACTCTCTCAGCAATGAGAATATTTTTTTCTATTTCCTTTTTCATAACTTAATTTATTCATAACTTAATTTGGTCTTGGAGATAAGGCAGTAGACTTTCATAGGGGTAATTTACTACAGCATTTTCACTTTTTAACCCAAACCAAATATGGTTTAAGGGTTGTACGGGGTGAGGAAGAAAATTAATACTATCAATAGTATATGTTTTTTCTTCTATTGCAACTTTTTTTCCTAGAAGGTCTACTGCGTCTCGCATATGTTTAAATTTACATCATTCCCATCATGCCTCCAAGTCCATCATCATTTTTATTTTCTTCTGGCTTGTCAACTACAACGGCTTCGGTTAATAAAATAGTACCGGCAACTGAAGCTGCATTTTCAAGTGCTGTACGAGTTACTTTAGCAGGATCAATAATACCAGCATCTCTCATATCAGCAAAATCTTCAGTTTTTAAATTCCAACCTTCCCAATAATCACCACCTGTTACAGCGTTGATAGCATTGTAAATGTCTTCTTGTTCATAACCAGCATTTGATAATATTTTCTTAAATGGTGCAGCACAAGCATTATAAACGATTTGAGAACCAATATCATTAACTTCAATGCTAGTACGGGCATGTAGTAATACAGCTCCACCACCTGGTACGATTCCTTCTTCTAGTGCTGCTTTAGTAGCTTGAAGTGCATCATCAACACGATCTTTTTTCTCACGCATTTCAGATTCAGTAAATCCACCTACGTGTACAATTGCTACACCACCAATAAACTTAGCTAAACGTTCTTGCAATTTTTCTTTTTCGTATGGAGAAGTTGATTTTTCAATCTGTGTTTGAAGTTCTTCAATACGAGCAGAAATTTTATCAGCCTCACCTTTACCATCAACAATTGTTGTAGTGTCTTTACCTGCTGTAACTACTCGAGCTTCACCAAACCAATCCCAACTAAATTTATCAAGTTTCATACCTTTTTCAGTACTAAATACTTGGCCACCAGTCATAATAGCGATATCTTCAAGTAACAATTTACGACGATCTCCAAAATCAGGAGCTTTAACAGCAACTACTTTCAAAATACCACGAGCTTTATTTACGATTAGAGTAGCAAGCGCTTCACCTTCTACATCTTCAGCTATAATAACCAATGGTTTATTTTGAGCGGATACTGCTTCCAAAATTGGTAATAATTCTTTTACTTGAGTAAATTTCTTATCAGCAATTAAAATCAATGCATCGTTGATAGTTGTACTCATACTATTGTTATCTGTAACAAAGTATGGAGATTTGTAACCTCTGTCAAACTGCATACCTTCTACTGTTTCAAGGTATGTTTCACCGTTTTTAGATTCTTCAATAAACACTACACCTTCGCGACCTACTTTTTGCATTGCAGTAGCAATTAATTCACCTACTTCAGGATCATTGTTTGCGGAGATTGTTGCGATTTGTTTTAATTGATCTTCGCTTGAAATATCTTCTTTAATATCTGTGCGGATAAAATCAACTACTTGTTTAACTGTTTTATCAATACTACGTTTGATTTCAACGGCATTAGCTCCATTATTTAAATGAGTTAAACCTTGTTTAACCATTTCTTGAGCTAACAATGTTGATGTTGTAGTACCATCACCAGCATGATCTGCTGTTTTAATAGCTGCTTGTTTTACTAATTGAACACCTAATTCTTCAATTGGATCCTCCAATGAAATTGAACGTGCTACTGTTACTCCATCTTTTGTTGATTGTGGAATACCTTGATTTGCAATAACAACGTTACGTCCGTTAGGACCAAGTGTTGCTGTTACTGCGTCTGCTAGTTTATCTACACCAGCTGATAGTTTTTTACGTGCCTCAGGGCCGAATTCTATAACTTTGCTCATATTTAAATTAATTATTTACTTTTGCTAAAACTTGATTTTCAGGACCAATCCAGTACTCTTCACCTTCATGTTCTAATTTACTGAATCCCATAGTAGGTAATACTACTACATCTCCAACACTAAGAACTGTTTCAATCCATACTCCTGTTACTGAAAAGTAACCATCTCCAACTGCTACTACTTCAGCTAGTTTGTTTTTTTCATTCCCCAAATCTGGAACGATAATTCCACCATATGAGGTTTCTTCTGTTTCTACCGGTTTAACGATAACTGCGTTGTAAAGTGCTTCTAATTTCATAGTCCAATTTTTTCTAATAACTTATTCATTTCATCTTGTTGGCGTTGCCATTCATTAATATAATCCATAATTGTTGAGTACTCAGGTTTGAGGTCTAATTTAGACTTAGCAATTTTTTTAAGTGCGTGGGATAAATTAGTGTAATGACCTAAAGGCTTTTCATAATTTTTACCAACACTTCCTGCTTCTAAATTTTTCTCATCGGGAGTAATTGTTTCCACTACTGTGTAACAGTATTGATCTTTAGAGATGTGGAACGGCTCGATAGCCGGATCTTTGATAATTGTATAACTCATTTTTTTATATTTTATAACGTGAATATACGAAATATTCTTCAATTAAACAACCTTAGTTGACATATATAAATATATTAAGGAATTTTTCTATTCAACTCTAATCCACTTATTATTTGAATCTAGTGAAAACGTTCCAACATGCTCATAACTCCATTCTTCAGGATTTACCATAGATAAAAATATATTGCTATCTTTTCCAACATATAAATGATAAATATGTCCTATAACGGGTTCAAAACTAAATTTAGCATTGTAAACTAATTCATTCCATTTATATTCTTCTACTAATTTTTGGTATTCTTCTTTTAATTCGTTAAATCGTTTTTTTAATTGATGATTTACTTTAACGATGTTAGTTGATTTCCAAGAACTAATATCTTCAATTTTAATAGCAGGGGCTCCTACATTACTTCCATAAGGGAGTAAACCAGGACTATCCGAAACATTATCTGGTTTTTCCATTAAATTTCTTTTGATATGAGATAGTAAGTACTTTTTAAATTCTCGTTTTCAAATTCTAACTTCATAATACCATCTAAATTAATACTAATATGTCCGTTAGCCATATCTTTATTACAATACATGATTTCTTTAATCATATTTGAATTGTAATGTTCTTTAAAATCATCTGGGATATTGTTGGAAGTTGCTTGGGGGATGTAAAATGATACTTTATTAGCATGTTCTACATTACCTCCAAATTGCATTTCAATTTGAAATTCTCCATCTGCATTTTCAAATGGTTTAATAACTACTGTTTCACTTTCAGCTAATGCTGATTTGGCTCTAACAATAGCATTGATGCTTTCATTATCAAGTGGAGCTTCAATATTCCATTCCCCAACATCTCCTAATTCACCTGGTTTAGGGATAATCATAGGATCAGCTAAAGCATAATTTAAGGTAAACTGGTTATCAGCTATAATGAGTTTAGTAATAAATTTGTTAATTTTTTCATACTTTAATTCTAAATAACCATTTGTAATACCGATCAACTTATTTAATTGAGTAGTATTACTAATAGCAATTGTTGAATCTTCAAGTGGCATTCCTTTAAATTCAACTTTACCAATCATATCTTTTGAAGGAGCGTTAAATTTAATAGTCATGGTTTCATCCTGGATATTCCATTTAACTGGTTCAATAAGTCCGTTAAGGTAATACTTTGAGATAACTGAGGTAAGATCTAGTTTGTTTATCATGTTTAATCGAATATAAAGAATTTGTTTATTTTTTTATTAAATACAGGCATTCCCCATCCTAAATCTAAGTAAATACTTTCAAGTTTATTTTTTAATACCGAATCAAATAATCCGTCTCTATCAATATACTTTTCAATAAAATCCATAATTTCAGGTGGATCACTATGTCCATTAAATCCAATCACGTCGATACGATACGGATTTTCTTTCAGGTATCCAATATACATTTTATCTCCTATTTGAAATGTTGGATGTTTTTTATCTAAATTTTTAAAACGTAACAAGTCATTGTAATAAATTGCTGCTTTAGTGTTAATAGGACATTTTAAACCTAATTTAGAAAATATCTCACCTGATGTTGGGCCTGAAGCTATATACTCATCTATTTTCTTTAGCCCTGTAGGTTTAAGGATTTGTTCCCAACCAACTGTTCTAAGTGATTCTCTAAATTCAAGTACTTGTTTATCAATATCAGGTTTAGGAGTACCGAACATTACTTCATTTAAAATATGTTCTCCAAATTTTCTAAACAATGGAGGGAAATTTGATTTCATCAAATCTAGACCCTTCATATCTAGTTCATCTGTTGGTACACCTTCTTTATTTACAATATGCATTGCATATCTACGTTTACCAGCAAAATAACCTCTATCAAGTACAACCTCTTGTTTCAACTCAAAATAATGTGGTTCATCAGGATATTTAACATTAAATAATTCTTGTACTAAAGTATGTAAATTATCATTTGCTAATTTTTGTATTTCTGTAGCGACTGTAAGTACTGCTTTTACAATTTCATCTTGTGTACCATTTGCTAATTCAGGATCACGTTGTAAGATTAATTCTTTGGTTTGAATAAACAATGAATCGGTATCTGAGGTAACAATATAGTCTTTGTCTTTAGTACCTAATTCTTTATTCATCCACTCATTTACAAATTTAATTGATTCTTGAGTTAATCTTTGACCTGTTAAAGTAATAGCTTTACTGATGAATTTGTGTCCATCAGTGTATCTCCAACCATTGATAGCAAATACACCATAAACGTCATTCAATTTAATTTTATACGCATGTTGACGTTTGTTGTAAAACTCTCCCATAACCGGGTCTTTATCAACCTTATATGCTTTCTTCATTAACGCCTTATACTCTTGACGTTTAGTAAACCAGTCAGCTAGGATTTCACAAACAACACTTGATTTATCTTTACGGAATATTACTCCAGGAGCAGAAATAAGTAAATCACCTTCTTCAATAAGTTCAATCAATTGACTTACTTTAATTTCGGAACGAATTAATCTTCTATCTTTTTTTACTTTTTCAATTTCAACTATTCTATTAGGGTCCATTTTCTTAAGTTCCCTTAATGACCATTGATTATCAAATTTACCTGTGTTAACAACGCGTCCCACTAATGTTTCAATACCCATATTAAGTGAACGAATGATTGATGGATACAACGAAGTAAAGTCAAGGTCAATAACCCACTCATATAAACCAGGTACTGGGTCTTTCAAATAACCTCCAGCATATTCTTCCTTAATTTCCTTTAACCCAGGGTTATAGGTTGTTGGTTTATTAGGTGAAACTATACCTTTACGTTTTAGATAAGTCAAAATAGCTCCATCATTCAATACTGTTGAATAATAAATCGTTTCATAAGGAGTATGACACAAGTGACAAATTGTAACTGATAATTCAATAAACTTGAGTGATTTTTCTAATTCAACAATAATCTCAACATCTCGAATGTTATATTCAATAAATTTATCTACATCTTCTCTAAATAATTTATCAAGTGAACCTTGATAATCAACCTTACCTAACTTAACATATTTTTCTCCAATTGTTCCTAACGCATAACTTGGTTCTTGTTTAGTAATAAACTTTTTAAATAAGTTCATATAATCTAAGTGATTAAGACCAGCTATGATTACATGTTCTGCTAAACCGTTTTTAGTTTGAACGATTTTGGTTTTAACTTTTTGAATTGGAGATAAATAATTAGCTATATCTTCACTTAATACTTTACTAATACGATAGTACAAATAAGGAATATCAAAGAATTCACTGTTCCATCCTGAAATAATAGTAGGGTCTAATTTAATCCATAAGTCAATAAAACCACTAAGTAATTCTTTTTCAGTTTTATAAGGAATAACTTCCTTACTTTCCGACTTAGCTTCACTCATCAACTGTTGTTCATCCAAAATCAAACAGTAGTATTTTTTACTATTGTTATCATACAAAGCAACAGATGTAATTTTACCTTTAGGATTTTTAATATTCTCAGGTGTAAGTGCTCCAACGATTTCACACTCAATATCTAAGTAAACCAAATTGTGATATGATGGAGTTTCATCTGATTCGTAATAAAAATCAACTAATAAACGAGTATCTTTATCTACATCCTTTTCAAAATACTTTGGATCTTTATAATTGTCCATTCTTTTGACAGGGACTACTCGTGTTCCATCGAGAGTTTCCATTTCACCATCTTCATGAGCAACATAGTAGGTTGGTTGGTATTTGAATACCTTCCAACCCCTTTTGTCATCTCTTAAATAATATTGGTATTCCTCTCTATCGTAATAGACAGATTGATACATTAATTAAAGAATTGTTTAAGATTAGGTCTAAAGTAATTGATATTTTTCATTACTTTTTTGTCACGAGTTCTATAGACAATATAATATTCACCAACCTTTTCATAGTGACATGGTTCCTCTTGTTCTGTGGAACGTACTCTAACGGTTTCTTGTGCCTCTTCTTCACTAACGCAAGCTTTAGACATATTTGACGCTTGTACTTCTTGATACGCGGGCCATAACTTATCCTTAAGACCATGTAGCATAGCTCCGTTACCAATCGAGACGTAGGCAATGTCACATAAAGCATCAAGTACTTCAACAATGTCTCCCGTTTCACAGGCGTGTTTGTACTCTTCAAGTTCTTCAAGAATGAAATTGTAAACAAACATCCATTCTTTTTCTTCGGGGATAATTGGCTCATAATTGTTAGGTTTTCCCATTGTGGCGTTAAACGTTTCTACCTCACTAACAAAAGGTACATAATTTTCTTTTTTACTCATAACCTTAAATTTGATGTCCTCCGTTATTAATTTTCAATGAATCAAAGAATTCTTTACGTGCTTGGTTATCATTATCCATAAACACACCTGATGCTTTAGTTGTAACCATTGATGCACCTTGGTGTTTAATACCACGACATGAAACACAATTATGAGTTGCAACTACAGTTACAATTACACCTTTATTGTTTTCACAAATTTTATCTACAGCATTGTG